TCCCGAACGACGACCGGGAGCACGTCCGCGCGATCTCCGAGGAAATCGTGGACGACAAAAAGGACTTCGTGGTCGTGAGGCTTTACGACGTGATAGATTAACGCCGGAGGAGGTGGAGGCCGTGGACGCATGCAAGAGGGTCGACCAGGCGCTATGCGTCTATGGCAATATCAAACGCACGCGGACGGAGGGCGGAGAGCAGACTGCCGCCTTTATGGCCCGGATGGCTGCGGCCCTGGGCCACCTGTCCGTCGATGAGCTGGAGACAATAAAAAGCCTCTACGTCCTGGAAATGACCCAGGAGGAAGCGGCAGAGGCCACCGACTGCGACCCGTCCACCATATCACGGCGGAAAAAGCGGGCGCTGGAGCGGCTGGCGCTGCTGCTGTATCCTGACCAATACTTAACAGATAATAGAATGGTATAGGTGGTGCCATGAATTTAGAAGAAGAACGCGAAGCCCTGCAACGGCTGGGGCAGACCATCACCCGCCAAAATGGCAAGTCACAAATGACAGCCGAGGAAATCGCGCAGCAGGTGCTTGCGGCGCAGGAGTATCGGGAAGCATACGAGCGATTGATGCAGATGGGGGCGGAGTGTTACGAGGCAATCTGCGACACGGTGAGCGAACTTGCGAAGCTGCTGCGCGAAGTGTGGGACGAAGCGCTGGGCGCTATGTCCTCCATTTGGGAGGAGCTTGTCTGCGAGGCCGAGGAGGGCATGGCCGCTCCTGACGGCAGGGAATGGCAGCGAGACAGAGAACGCGAGGCCATCCCACGGGAGCAGGCACGCGCCGCTGCCCGCTACAAGGCGCACTGCCGCACGATGACCGAGCACAAGGCCCGGCAGCATCTCCGCCGCCGAAAATACCGGAGCGGGGCAAATGCGGGCTGGTATTGATCAAGACCATACCCAGGGACGCGCTACAAGCGCAGGCTCATGTCTTACATCCTTTCGCATGGCCGCCCTGCTGCGGTGTGCGGTGGGCCTAACGCCGCCACCGTAAAAGTGCGGGCTAATGTCCCGTTTTCATCATAGGCCGGGGGAATCCCCGGCTTTTTTCATGCCGTGGCAGGGAATCGGCGAAACGTGTCGAAAGATACCCATAAAACACAACCGAGGAGGGTATACAATGCACGAGAAAGTCAATTCCGGGGCCGTACGCGGCTATTCCCCTGACCAGCAATACAACCAGCGCCAGCAGCCGCAGGGCGCGGTCGTTTACGAACGCTATGCCACGGCGGAACAGATCACGACAAAGCCCCTGGCGCAGCCCCCGCAGCAATACGCCCAGCAGGCGCAGCAATTCCAGCCCTACCAGGCGCCCGCATACCAGCAGCCGCAGCCGGTGCAGCGCAAGGGTGGAGGCGTCGCGGACTTCTTCAAGCGGCGCGACGTGGTGGTGCTGATCGGCGCCATCCTTTGCACGGTCTGGCTGCTAATCTCCTATATTATCATCGGTGACATGCTAAATGCGAACCAGCCCGGCGACACGGCGGAGGAACTGGGCGCAGCCTTGGGCACCGCCATCGGCGCGGCCATGACGATTCCCTTCTTTATCCTCGCGTTTATCGGCCAGGTGTTCAACTGGTTGGCATGGTTCACCAGCCGCAGGGGCTTCGCGTTGACGGCGGGCATCCTGTATTGCGTGTCCCTCCTGTTTGGCTTTTCCTATGGCCTGGGCATGATTCCCTGCATCGTGCTGGCCTTTGTCGGATACGCACGACTGAAAAAACGGCAATAAACCATCAAGGCGCGGAGGCATCCGCGCTTTTTTCATGCTCGCTTGAATCGTCCGAATTGTGGTAATATTATAGCAATATAACAAAGGGGTGGGAGCATGGAAAGACAACCGAAAATAGAGATATACAAGGGCAACGCCCTGGACGTGCTGCGGGGCGACGTGGGCCGCTTCGATGCGGTCATAACTGACCCGCCGTATGCAAGCGGCAGCACGCTGGCCGGGAAACAGGTATCGACGGCGACGAAGTACACCGCCACGAAGGGCCGCTGCCCGTTCCCGGATTTTTGCGGGGATGCGATGGACACCCGCTCATGGTCGCACATGATGCGGGAGCTGCTGGAGGCAGCGCGGGAGAAATCGACACCAGGGGCGCCGCTGGCCATCTTCATAGACTGGCGGAACCTGCCGACGCTGACCGACGCCATACAATGGGCTGGGTGGAGCCTGCGCGGCGTGGCCGTATGGGACAAGATAACCAGCCGCCCACAAAAGGGGCGATTCCGCCAGCAGGCGGAGTTTCTTGTCTGGGGAAGCAATGGGCACATGCCGGTCGACCGGGGCGTGCCATGCCTGCCGGGTGTATTCCGGGCGAACAACGTCCAGGGCGGCGAGCGCATCCACCAGACGCAAAAGCCGCTGGAGATCATGCGGGAGATAGTGAAGATCACCGCGCCGGGCGGGCGCATCCTTGACCCGTTCGCCGGTTCCGGCAGCACGCTTGCAGCGGCCAGGGCGGAGGGATACGACGCAGCAGGAATTGAGGTGCACGGGGAAATCGCGGCGGCGGCGGCGGAGCGCCTGGGGGTGGAGGCTGTGGACGTTTACGAAATGGCGGAGAAAATAGGGGCTTGACAATACCACGCAAAAGGGGTATTATAATCCATGAGGAAGTCGCAGGCGGATGAAGCCGCCGGACGCATGGAGGAAGCCATGGACATGAACGACCTTATCCCGCTGAAAGACTATGCGGAGAAGAATAATATCGACGTGTCGACGCTGCGGCATCGCATCCGCAACGGCACGCTGCCGGAGGCTGTGAAGATGGCGAATGCGTGGTTTGTGCCGCGTGACCTGCCGCTGGTGGACAACCGCACGAAGGGCCGTTCACGGCGCTGGAAGAATAAAGAGGAATGAGCGAAAGCGTGGAGAATCCGCGCTTTTTTCTTTGCAATTTTCCAAACTTTTTTGCAAAAAACGCTTGACAATACCACGCAAACGTGGTATTATATATATGTACCAAGGAGGTACGGAAAGGAGGCGAAGCCAATGGACAGGGACACAAAAAAAGCCCTGCAAGAGCTGCTCAAGCTGTTGAGTGATCATCCCGACCTCGCAGAACGGATTACAATCACCATCAAGCCCAGCAAGCTGACGCAGAGCGATCAGACCGGCGACGAGAAATAACTCGTCAAGTCTGGGGGCGGCGGTTGCACCCGCCGCTTCCCAGATGATTATAAACGACAATGACGAAAACGTCAAGGAGGATATGATCATGAATAACACCCGCCGCAAGTCCATCCAGAAGATTTACGATCGCCTGGAGGAACTGATGCAGGAAATCGAAGCCCTGCAAGAGGAAGAACAGGAAGCCCTGGACAACCTGCCGGAGAGCCTGCAAGAGGGCGAACGCGGCCAGGCGATGCAGGAAGCCGCCGACAACCTGGAAAGCGCAGCCAGCAGCGCGCAGGAGGCGCTCGACTACCTGGAGGAGGCAATGCAATGAAGATCATCGAACGCCAGTACCTTTCCATTCCAGCCGTGCGCGGCATGTGCATAGAAAATGACCTTTACACCTGCGGCACGGTCGGAGAGTACCGCACCATGCTCGACATGGTGCACCCGCTGGACGGGAAGGAGATCATCACCGCCGATGACCTGTACCCGATCGCTGCCGACATCCTTGCCCATAGCAACACGGATATGACCCTGGCCACAATCATGTACTGCATAGGGCGCAGGATTGACCGCTGTTATAAGGTGGTGGAGGCATGACAGCGAACCCGCAGCCCGCCCGCCTGGAAGAAATCACCCGCACGAACGCCAGGGCATGCCCGCAACACAAGCGGGCGCCCCTGGTGGAGGAACCCATGGAGCTGGCGCTGGCCGTCATCGCCGCGCTGCTCCTGTCCCTGATCTGCTGCTGACGACGGCCCGCAAGCGGGCGGAAAGTGAGAATATCATGAAGCTGGAAAAGTACAACATGACCGAAATCGTCGATTACTACGCGGAATACCTGGTCGAGAACGAAATATGCGGCACAAAGGCCGAGGCGAAGCAGTATTTCCTCAACGCCCTGGCATACAACGTGGTGCGCGAAGCTGTGATCGAGCAAGTGATCTTCCTCCAGGAAAACGACGACGAATAACCCGCCCGCCCGCTCCGGCGGGCTTTTTTGTTTGCAATGATTCCTGCATATTTTCGCCGCCGTGGCGCTCCATGGCGCGCGATCGCGCCCGGCACCAGCTGCGACAATGCAAGAATGATGCAATTTTGATGCAAGTTTGCTGCAAGATTGACGCATATTTGCCGCCATGGTAAAAGCTCCGCGCGCGCTGTATGATATGGGCAAATACAGCAGGCAAAGGAGGTGGTCGTGGTGTCTGACGTTGTAATTGTCGCGGTCATCTCCGGCGCCTGTACGTTGCTGGGCAGCATGTTCGGTGTGATTGCATCGGGCAAGCTGACAAACTATCGGCTGGAGCAGCTCGAACAGAAAGTCCAAGCGCATAACAACCTCATCGACCGGATGTATAAGGTCGAGAAGAAGGAAGAAGCGCTCGAACAAAAGGTCGAGATGCTCCACCGGCACGACGAATAAGGAGGTATCAGCATGATTGACTTTACTCCCCTCGTGGAAGCCCTCATCACCCTGGCCGCGATGGCGATTACCGTTTTCCTTATCCCCTGGCTGCGCGAACGCTACGGCACCGAGAAGCTGGCCAAGGCCCAGGGCTGGGTGCAGGTGGCCGTGCTGGCTGCCGAAAAGCTGTACGGCGCAGGCAAGGGCGACGAAAAGCTGGCCTACGTCGAGAACTTCCTCGAAGAACACAATATCATCCTGGACATGGACGCCCTCCGCGTCCTGGTGAATGCGGAAATCAAAAAGATGGAGAATGAGGCGTTCCCGGTGGAGGAGATTATCCGGGAAACCATCCCGCCTGATCTGGCCGAATCTGCTGCCGGTGGTGGTCTGGATGAATAACATCCCGACAACCCTCATTGAGGAGTATTACCAGACAGAAAACCGCTGCTACAAGGCCGGGAAGCGTATCACCCCGACGGGCATCGTGGTGCATAGCACGGGAGCGAACAATCCCAACCTAAAGCGCTACGTCGGCCCGAATGATGGCATCCTTGGCGAAAACCGATACGGCAACCACTGGAACAACGAAAAGGCGACGAAGTGCATGCACGCGTTCATCGGCAAGGTGGAGGACGGCAGCATCCGCGTCTATCAGACGTTACCCTGGGACTATCGCTGCTGGGGTGCCGGGAAGGGCAAAAACGGCTCCTACAATGACAGCCATATCCAGTTTGAAATCTGCGAGGACGCCAAGACCGACGAAGCCTATTATCGCGAGGCGTTCACCCATGCGGCCCGCTTGTGCGCGCATCTGTGCAGACGGTTCGGCATCAAGGTGGAGAACGTCGTCGGCCATTACGAAGCCCACGCGGCGGGGTACGCTTCCAACCATGGCGACCCGCGAAGCTGGCAGAAGAATTTTGGCGACACCATGGACGACTTCCGCGCGGAGGTGGCTGCGCTCCTTAACGATGACCCGCTCACAAACCCCGACGGCGTGACGAGCGGCAAGGTGGAGGAAAACACCCCCCAGGAGCCGCAGAAACCGGCCCAGGAGCCCGCGAAAGCGCAAGGGGGTGTAAATATGCCTACATTGCGTGAAGGCGACCAGGGCACGGCTGTGAGGATTCTCCAGCGCATGCTCATCATGAGAGGCGCCCATCTTCCCCGATACGGCTGCGATGCTCATTACGGCGAGGAGACCAAGGCGGCTGTGAAAGCATTCCAGACGACCCACTCCCTGACCATTGACGGCATCTGCGGCCCGCTGACATGGGCAGCCCTGGCGGGGTGATCATGTGGCAGACAAAGCCAAGACGGGCCGGGCGTCCCTATATGACGCGAAGATAGCCCCAAACCTTGACACGATCAAGGCCATGGCCCAGGTGGGCATCACCCAGGCGAAGATGCGCGACATCCTGGGTGTGAGCAAGACCACCTGGGAGAAGTACAAGCGGCAGGAAAAAGCACTTTCCGACGCTTTGCTGGCTCAAAAAACCGCCCCCATCCTGGACAGAACGGAGGAGGTCAAAGAGCTGGAGGAAAGCATGAAGCGGCTCGCGCACGGCTTCACGCGAACGCAAATCCGATTCATCAACACGCGGGACGGCATCGAGGAAGTGGTGGAGGAGGTTTACTACCCTCCGAACTTCCAGGCCCTCCGCTTCCTGCTGATGAACTGGGGCGGCTACATGTCCGAACCTGCTGCCCAGGCGCAGCGGGAAAAGGAATTCGCCCACAAGCAGGAGATGGACAAAAAGAACGACTGGTGAGGTGGTAGAAATGCCGAAAACTTTCGGACACCGGAGCTGCAAAAGCCTGGTGGAGGTGCCCCGCAAAGACGCCTACGACGTGCACGGGCACGGCAACATCACGCGGGCGGGTAAAATCGCAGGCGTGACGGCGCCCATGCTGCTGATCACCGACGCGGAGGGCAACATCGTCGCCGCGACGGAGTTTAACGGC